TTTATTAGCTTTTTGCAATATTTCGGACATTTTATCCATAGCATGATAATCACCATCTTCGCCGCTTACTACATTATGTACCATCATCATAGCAGTTGGGGAAATATCGCTTTTGCCTGCCATTGCAATAATGCTTGCTGCACTTGCAGCTAACCCCACAACGTGAATATTAACTTGCCCTTTATAACCCTTAATCGATGTATAAATTTCACTGCCCGCAAAAATTTCACCCCCTCCGCTATTAATATACACATCAATTAATTGCCCGTTTGCCTTTTCTAATGCTGCATTTATGTCATTTGGTGACGTTGATTCCATTCCAAAATAATCATAAATCCATTTATCATCGTTTGAGACTATTGTTCCCTTTATATCGATTTTCAATTACTCACCCCCTCCTTTCGTGACCGGTGCCGTATCCAGCCTACGTATAAATTCGTCACCGTGTTCAGTAGCTGCCAGGTTCAATATTTCTCTGACCTCGTTAACGCTCATAATCCCTCTATCAACAAGGGCAACAAGTCCTAGTTTGGTCTGCATACTAGCAAACTGGAGATTATTAGCTGTAAATGTAATTTGATTTCCAAAACCACGTTCACGCCTTGAAAATATCTTGCGTGTGTATTCTCCGCTAAGCTGCATGGCAGTATCTTCAATTTGTGATTCAAAGTATGCTATCCATTCATCTTCTGAATATTTCGATTGCACAATTTTGTCATTCGTATTAAAAAAAGAATAGATACGCTGCACTGTATTGTTGATTATCATAGCGTTCGGCACGTAGTCTTTAGGCTCTATCCTGTCAACCGTTGCTTTACTATCAACCGCCGCAACACCCATAGAATTACTATCAATTGATAGATAATTATTAACAAACTTTGTTGCTTCGGTTTTCAAATCTTCAGGTCTCATTGCAGTAACAAATTTCAGCAGCCATTTTATTACACCGCTGTTTTTTACGGCATTTACAATACCTTGATCGGTGGTAGTGATAATTTCCATTAGTGAGGTCAACGCAGGAGCTGGACTTTCGCCAAAAATGTCATTGTCGTTGAAGTCTTGGCGCAAATGGATGATATCCGAATATGGGAATACGGATTGCTTACCATTTCTAAAATAAAACTTTAAAAATAAGTTAGCATCCTTGTCATATATGGCTTCGGCTGTTGTTGCGGGGATAGGATATATCTCAGCAGGATAGCCAAAATCATCACGCATAATCACAGCAAACGCATTATTGTTTAATGCCAGTTGAGTTGCTAATTTTTCCTGCATAACCTGACCTGTCATATAAGGGTTCGGCTCTTCAAGAATAAATCTCAAATATGGTTCAGGATTGACTTTTATTCCTGTTATATCTGTGCGGATATGCTTTGCTATTAATTTACCTATCGCCTTTGTCTTGGGTCTAATACAAGACCTCACGATATCACTTTGGAAAAGCTTTCCGTTCCACATATAAAAGCCGTTTGCTCGTTCCGTTACCATTTCGTACCTAATTGATTGTGGTGTTTTATTAAAAAACTTACTGAATATGCTCAAGCTTAATCACCTCCCTCTGATAATTAATTTATATAGCTTTTAAACTTGGTATTTCGCTTATAGGCATGGTAAATCTAGCCTGTCTAAGATATTGCTTGAATATATTACTATCTGCAACAGGATTCAAATACCAGCGACCACATAATATAATTAATGCCTTCTGTGGGTTTAAACCATCAATAGTATAAATATTCTTAGAGAAAATATATGGTTTAATGGTTTTAACGTCTGTAATCTCTTTTATTTTTTTCCAATAAAGTTTAGCTTGAATTCCATTTCCAGATATAACCCATATTTCAGTGTCTGGAAACTCTTTGATGTAATTTTCGATTCTTTTAAGATTGACTTCCATGATATTTCCCCCTTTCAAATTCTGCTTTGGTATTCATCGTATTTGTCTTGCAATATCACATAAGCGTCAAGCAACGCCGCTAAACCGTCAATCCTACGCCTTTGGTTATTGGTTTTACAAGGCTGTATGTTTTGGTTTTTGTCAATTTCAATCGCTGTATTGCACATACACCATTTGTCTATCGGGTTATCATTGTAAATTATTCTATTAGCTTCTAAATCTGCGCCTAGTTTGTACATTGGCGTTGATAAAGTCTTTTTACCTTGTATAACTGGTATCATGCAAGACTTTCCAAAGTAATCTGACATATCCTCAACCCAGTATTTAGCACTCCACCCATCGTAGCCAACATAAGCTATAAAAACATCATATTTCTCTTGAATTTCTCTAAACCATGCTGTAACATCTTTTGGATTAATTGTGTTACCTTCGCAAGTTCTTAATAACCCTCTATCCTTCCATACGTCATAAGGTGTCTTATCCTCTCTTACTCTTTGTTCCAATAAATCTTCGGGTAGCCAATACATAGATAGTACATAGATTTTCTTGTCGTTTGGAAGCATAAAAATAACCTTCGCCGCGGTTAGGTCTGTCGTTTTAGATAAATCACTACCACCAATTCCATAACGAGGCTTTAATACACTAATATCAAATTTTTCAGTATTGTTTATTTGCTCAAATGTCAGCCATGCTTCACTTGATGTTTCTCTTATATTAAATTCTTTACATAATAGATTTTTTACTAGATTAGGATTAGTTTTTGCTTTCTCAGTTTTTGATTTTAACTGTGCAAGGTTTTTTATTGTACCAAGTCCGGGGTTAGCTTTCTTCCAACACTTTTCATCTGTCCACTCTTTACGGTTATCCAGCTCATAAATGAAAGAAATGAAGTGCTCGTCATGATAGCCATCTTTATCGAAGTATCCATTTATAACTTTTTCTGATTCTTCATACTTTTGATCGAATATATCTTCTCGTACAGTTCCCGCAGTCGATGTAATAAAAGTAAGAGGTTGTTCTCTTGCGGTTGTACCATCGTACATGATGTCAAATAAAGCTTTACCATTTTTCCAAGAATGAATCTCATCCATTAATACACAGGATACATTTAATCCGTCAAGTGTGTCGCTTTCGCTTGCCAAAGGTTTAAATACACCATCATTAAAGTCAGATTTTAATTCTGCAACTAATGTCTTTATTCTTTTTCTCAGTGCGGGTGACTTTCTAACCATACTTTTGGCTTCAAGCCATATTATTTTAGCTTGATCCCGTTTTCCTGCTACGGCATAAACTTCGGGACCATTTTCTAAATCGCCAACTTGCATATATAAACCAACGCAACTCGCTAATAGAGATTTACCATTCTTTTTGCCAACAATCAAAATTGCTTGATTGTATTTTCTAATACCTTCGATATCTGTAAATCCAAATATAGTCGCAAGCATGGCCTTTTCCCATAATTCTAAAATTACAGGTTGCCCGCCTAGCTTTCCCTTGCTATGTCTGCAAAAGTTTTCTATGAACTCAATAACATGGTTTGCTCTTGCAGGGGAATAAAAAAACTCACTATTATTATCAGTGAGATCGTAAACTATCTTTTTATAAGTCCTATATATTTTATCTGAAACAACCTCTTCACCACTTACAATATCATTCCAATATTCAAGAATGGGATTGTAATCAACAGGGTACTTAATCATTTCTGTCTCCCACAAATTCATCGAATCCATCGCTTTTAGTAACCGGTTCTTTTTTGGGTAGTAAATCTGTGAGTTGTTTTACTACATTCACATAGTTTTTTATCATGGCATTATAAGTTTCAACAGTTGCTGACTTTTTAATGCCTGATTGATTAGCACCATTTTGGTATGTTTCAGTTACACCATTTGAATTTATTTCTTCCTGTAGATCCTCAAGGGTTATAGCCATAAAAGCGGCATTTTTTACGAGTGATGATATCGCTTTTTTTTTCTTGGTATCCAAGTCTTTTAATAAACTATTGAGTTTTATTGCTTCCTGTTTGATACGCTTTTCTTTTTCCAAACTCTCACAAACACCCATAAAAATCAGCTCCTTTCTGCTACACCCTTTATGTGGAATGACCTGCGTGTATTTCGAAGG